ATTTGTTCAACAAGGTAATCGTGTAAAGTATTCATTGCATTAACTGATGGACCATCTATTTTTCCTGTTGCAAATAACGTTAACCATGCTTTCTTTAATCCTGTAGCTTTCTCAATATCATCATATTCAATACGACGTGATCGTTCATTAAGTAATTCAAGCACACAATCACGCCATTCAGTCTTTGTTTTTGGGTTTAATTTCTTATTCATATGAATTTATTCCTATCATAGGTTTATTCTCCAACTCTTGATTTATTCACATTGACAGAAATTTTTTAGAACGCAACAAGATTTTTCTTGACTGCAAAATTGTTCCGTATAAAAGTGAGGATGCTTAATGATTGAACGTCCCCCAAGACTCTCCCGGTCATTAAGCAAGGTTGTACCGGCAGCCTTAAGGCTTCGGCTGCATGCGAAGTCACCGGGTAACAATTAGGAGCACAAATGCCTAAAACTCGATCTATTAAAGTTATTTCTGCTGATGAACCATGGATGATTGTTAAGATTGCTGATGGCACAACTATTAAATTTCGTACTATTGTTATGGGTGCATTACAGTTGCTTCACGATAATGGTGAACCTATTGTAAACGAAGATGGAACAGGACAATACGGCTTGCAATGTCAGCAAGTTCAAATAATTGAAAGTTCACCTATGATTGAGGAAAGACAAGTTACGAATAATAATGAAAGGAAAAATTAAAATGTCTATTCAATTTGGTGTAAGTTCAAATCCTTTTAACTCTCGACAAAGTCCATACGATAAGATGGATAGAGATGCATTGCTTATGGAGCATCAAAAACTTAAAGATGATATTGATAAGCTTAAAGAACGTGAAATGGAATTACGTAAATATATTGTTGATAGATGCTTTCCAAATAAGCAGGAAGGTACTAATACACTTGCATTAGGTGATAATTTTAATCTTAAAGCACAAATAAAGTATAATTATAAACTCGATAATGATAATTCGATGGTTGAAACATGTTTAGATCAAATTGAAAAAATGGGAAATGAAGGTTCATTTTTAGCTGAACGTTTAGTAAGTTGGCATGCTACATTTAATTTAACCGAATATCGAAAATTATGTGAAAGTGACGCTACAGATATTCAAAAGAAAATTCGCAAAAAGATTGAAGAAATCTTAACTATAACTGAAGCTGCGCCGACATTAGAAATAAAAGCACCAAAGAGTCTCAACCTCCTATTATAATGGAGGTTTAACATGGATATGCGCGATCTTAAACCGGCAAAAGACTTTGCTAATCAATTTGGAGTTAAATCGATTATATATGGTCCGCCCGGATCAGCAAAAACACCTTTAATCAACACTTGTCCTCGACCTGTTCTATTAGCTTGCGAACCTGGATTACTTTCATTGCGTGGCAGTAATATCCCCACATATCAAGCCTTCACAATTGATGCTATTGATCAATTCTTTAAATGGTTTTTCAATTCATCTGAAACAAAAAACTTTGATACTCTTGCTATTGACAGCACATCGCAAATGGCAGATACTTATTTATTGCAAGCCCTAAAAGATAATAAACATGGTCTTAAAGCTTATGGCGAAATGGCCACTCAAACTATGGCACACCTTCGCACATTATATTATACTCGCGAGAAGCATTGTTATCTTGTAGCTAAAGAAACTACCGTTGATGGAACAAAACGACCTTATTGGGCAGGACAACAATTAAATGTTGACATTCCTCATTTATATGATCTTATTCTACACTTGGGTATTCATAATGTGCCAGGACAAGGACAAGTAAGATCGTTTCAATGTAATGGATCGATAGATGTATTAAGTCGTGATCGAACTGGAATGTTAGCTGACTATGAAGAACCCCATTTTGGAAAATTAATTCAGAAGGCAATGAAATAAATGAATAAATCGTTAATATATGGATCATTAAAAATTGGAGAAAGTTTTGAAATAGATATGAAAACTATTCATACTACCAGCGGATCACAACTTATATATGAGAAAGTAGGAAAGGATCGAAAAATGCACGATAGTAAAGAACAAGAGGAACAAATGCCGCTGCCGAAAGCTTTGCAAGATGCCCCAAAAGAATATATTAAAGGCTATCGTGCATTATCTATTCATGAAATTGAAGCAATCAATTTTATTAAATATATGGGTATTGAAATTGGTAAAATGTGTGATAGAGTAGATCAAATGCATGACATCGATAAACGGTGGCTTGCAATCGGTAAAACTAACTTGCAACAGGGTTTGATGGCTGTTATAAGAGCAATCGCTAAACCGGAGACGTTTTAAATGGATGACGTGCAAACAATAGAAATGAAATTTAAGTGTTTAGAATTAGCATCAAAACACTTTGAACTTAATAGCGAAGATGCAGCACTAGATGTTGCTAAAAAGTTTTGGGAATTTTTGAAAGGAAAAGAATAATGAGCAATGGACAAGTTACAGGTGTTTTCGACGCATCGCAATTTCAGCCTCGCCAAGCTGGCGAAGCACATCCTGTAGGTGATTTTGATTTCACCATTACAGGCTGTGAAATTAAGTCAACTAAGGATAATAGTGGTGGCTATTTTCAAGTTGAATTTACCTCGCCTCGCGGATCGATTATACATCGTTATAATATTTGGTATAATGATCCAAATGACCATACAAAATCAGCAAAAACTGTTGAAATTGCACATGGACAATTAAGTGCACTTTGTCATGCGACAGGAGTTTATAAGATTAATTGGCAAAACCAAGGAAGAGAATTACTGCAAGCCCGCGGCAAGATGCGAGTTGGATATCAGAAAGGCGAGGAACCAACAGAGGCAAAACCGCAAGGGGGTTATGTCGAATTGAAGCGAGTGTTTGACATTCACGGTAATGAACCGGGGAAAGCACCGGCAACGGCACCGCAACCACAGCAAGCAGCACCAAATGGAGGATGGGGGCAAACTACCGCTACCGGACAAGCCCCCATCAATCAAGGTGGCCAGCATTCTGCACCGGCATGGAATAATACCGCGCCTGCACAGCAAGCCGAACAAGCTGCACCGGGATGGTCGCAGGGACAAGCATCTAAAACCCCTCCTTGGGGAGCGAGATAATCGATAACCGCCTTTCGGGTCGGTTAGCATGAGGATCGGCTATCAGAAAGATATTCTCCGTTTGGTTATCGATTACCACATAGGCGCGGTCAAGAATATCAACTCATGCAATTAATTATGTGGCGTAGCTGCCTTGTGATGCATCGATCTTAGCGGTTGCGAAATCTGCTCTGAACCGTAGCACCCACAACACGGTTATTTACTTTTAAAAAGGAAATATAAATGATTAATCTTGAAAATCAAGGTGATCGCTGGCAACTTGCTGCACAAATCAAGCAAGATATTAATGAATATTGTGCTATTAAATATAATACAGGACATAGAGAACATTTAGGTGCATCTGTAATGGGTGAAAAATGTTCGCGTAAGTTATGGTATATATTTAGATGGGTTAAAAAAGAAAATTTTGATGGTCGAATGCAACGCTTATTTCAAGTTGGACATAATGCCGAACCAAGATTTATTGAATATTTACAAGCTATAGGATTTGAATTTATAAAATTTAGTAAAACTAATGAACAATGGCACATATCAGCTTGCAATGGTCATTACGGAGGATCACTTGATGGAATATGTCGTGCACCAACACGATACAATCTTACTGAAGATTTGATGTGGTTAAATGAGTTTAAAACAAATGGAACTGGTAGCGCATATAATGATGTGGCAGAAAAAAGTGTTATTAAAGCTAAGCCCAAACACTACGCTCAAATGTGCCAGTATGGATTATATTATCAATTAAAATATGGACTTTATCTAATTGAAAATAAGAATGATAGCGATATTACAATTGAAATAGTTCCGCTTGATTGGAACCTGGGAAAGGAATTAGAAAAGAAAGCACAAGATATTATATCATCTCAAATACCACCGCCAAGAATTGCGGAAAATCCAAGCTTCTTTGAATGTAAGTATTGTCATTTCGCCGATATCTGTCATAATAATGAACCTGTTGAAATGAATTGTCGTAGCTGTCGTAATGCCGAACCTGTAACTCTTGGAGAGTGGTATTGTAAATTATATGGACGTATCCCAAATGATTTTATCAAAGTAGGATGCCCACAACATATCTCAATAAATGGACAATGAAAAATGACAGATGAAGAAATGCATGTATTAAAAGATGCAATAAATGCATTTAATAATAAAATACGCGAACATCATAATAAACCTAAATTAATTGACTTAACGTATTCAAATTATGAAATTTATGAAATAAGTCGATATTTAGAGCATCAATATAGATTATTGATGCAACTTCATGAATACGAACAAACTATACTAAAATATGCAGAATTACAAAATGATTTGATTATAAAGAAATGATTAAGCTTCGTGCATATCAAGAAGATGCACTTGATAGTATATGGACCTATTTTGCAAACGGAAATAAAGGTAATCCGTTAATTAGCTGGCCCACAGGTACAGGCAAATCGGTTTTGCCAGCGGCATTCATAGAAAGAATAATGAAAGTATGGCCAACACAACGCTTTATGCTTTTAACAAGTGTTTCTGAACTTATTAAGCAAAATGCGACTGTCTTGCAATATATTTGGCCACATGCTCCATTGGGGATTTATTCCGCTGGCTTAAAATCGAAGGATATAGCACTACCTGTAATTTATGCTGGCATCCAGAGCGCAATCAAAAACCCATTACAATTTGGACATAGAGACATTATTTTTATTGATGAAGGACATTTAGTAAATCAAGATGAAAGTAGTATGTATCTAACTTTCATCAATGGATTGAAAATCATCAATCCAAATCTTAAAATTATTGGAATGACTGCAACACCTTTCAGAATGGGACAAGGGCTTCTGACCGACGGAGGATTATTTACCGATATTATTCATGATCTAACCGGAATAGACGGATTTAATCGTTTGATTGCTGAAGGATATCTTTGCCCATTAATTCCATTGCGAACCAAGACTGAAATTGATACAAGTAGTGTGGGCATGACAAAAGGTGAATTTATTTTAAGTCAATTAGAAGATGCTGCAGATAAAGAAAAAATTACTTATGAAGGCTTACGAGAAATGGTTGCTGCGGGGCAGAATCGAAAATCATGGCTGTTATTTTCAAGTGGTATCAAGCACGCCGAGCATATAGCATCAATGTTAAGTAGTTTTGGCATTGACTGTGCCGCGATCCATTCGAAACAAAAGCCAGAATATAACGACGCTGCTATCAAAGCTTTTAAAGCAGGGAGGTTAAAATCAATTGTCAACTTTAGCAAACTTACCACCGGGTTTAATCATCCCGATATCGATCTTATTGGGGATTTTCGTCCAACTATGTCTATCCCTTTGCATATACAAAAGCTCGGACGCGGTACTAGACCTGCGAATAATAAAAATAATTGTCTTGTGTTGGATTTTGGTCGCAATGTTCCTAGGCTTGGTCCTATTAATGACCCCGTAATACCAAGACGTAAGGGAGAAAAGCAAGGTGACATACCAGTTAAGCTATGCGATAACTGTGGCGCTTACAATCATATTAGCGCTCGCATATGCTGCCAATGCGGAGAAGAATTTATCTTTCAAACTAAACTTGTTCCAAAAGCTGGAACTGATGCTATCTTACGTTCTGACTTACCTATTATTGAGCAGTTCAATGTGGATAGGGTTATATATAGTCAGCATGATAAAATAGGTTCACCACAATCAATGAAAGTAACATATTTTTGTGGTTTACAATCCTTTCGAGAATGGATATGTTTAGAGCATCCTGGGGTAACTGGTAAAATGGCACGAGATTGGTGGCGACAGCGGCACAAAAGCGAACCACCTAAAACAACACAAGAAGCTTTGCAATATATGTCACAGCTTCGAATACCGAAACGAATTAAAGTATGGTGCAATAAAAAGTGGCCGGAAATCGTTGGACACGAATGGTAAATGAAACGTAAAGTACGAAAAGAAGCGAGCGTTGAATTTCATCACGCTATTATTGAAGCATCGTATAACGCTATAGAAACTGCTACCGATCCTTTTGCTAATTGTCTAAATTGTTTGAATTTTAATGAAAATAAAGAAATATGTAATTTATATAATCAACGACCACCTGCTAGAGTTATCGCGTACGGATGCCCACAATGGATTGATATAATGGAAACACCTTTCTAAATGCCGCGTCCAAAATCTCGTGCAAAAGTAGAAACTAATCATTCCAGCTTTCTTGAAGCCTTAAAGTTTGCTAATTTAATATGCAAATCTGAAGGTTCACCAAATGAAACTCACGTTCTTTTACATAATAATAGCATTGTTGTATTCAATGGTATTTTGGCAATTGGCTGCAAGATTAGTGAAGATATAAACTGTGCCCCTAATGCCGAATTGATAGTACAAGCATTGTCTAAGTGTGGGGATAATTTATCAATTACTCAACTTGATAATAATAGATTATCTATCAAATCTGGTAAATTTAAATGTACTGTTCCCTGTATCGAATCATCGCTACTTGGAGTTGCAATTCCCGATCCTCCACAAGCTATAATAGATGATCGTTTTAAAGAGGCTGTAGAGGCTGTTGCACCCTTGGCTAGTGAGACAGCCCAAAGCGTTATAACCGCATCCATATTGATCGCTGGCGCTTCTGTATTGGCTACAAATCGATATGTCATGATGGAGTTTTGGCACGGAATTGATTTGCCTTACGGTATAGCAATACCTAAAACATTCGCGACAACATTAAGTAAAATACAAAAGAAACTTACTAAATTTGGATTTAGTCAATCGAGTGCAACTTTCTATTTTGATGATGAAAGTTGGCTGCGTACTCAATTCTACGCGGAACCTTGGCCAGACATTCTAAATATATTAGATAATAAATGTAATCTCTGGCCTGTACCAAACGATTTCTGGAAAGCAATTGATGCTATTGAACCTTTTGCCGATGAATGTGTTTATTTTGATCAAGGATTAATTAAAACACATGCTGATAATAATGAAGGTGCAACATATGAATGTTACGGTATTCCTAAAGGTCCAATTTATTCAATTAAACAGTTGAAACTTATTCGACCTTATGCTAAACAAATAGACTTTATGGCACCTGGAATACATAATAATAGTTATATGCTAATGTGGCATGGTAATAGATGTAGAGGGGCAATTGCAGGAAGGATGTGAAATGACCGACACCGCAGAACTGATCGCGCGGGGAACTGCGATGATCACCGAATATGATAGCGATCTTATTGCCGCCAACATGTTCAATGAACTCGTCACCGCCCTCGCCGCGCAGGCGCAGGAGATCGAGCGGCTGAAAGAATATGCGCTTGTTGCAAACCGCAACGGCGAGCGATTAGAGCAGCGCGCCGAGGCCGCCGAAGCCCGCGTGAGGGAACTGAAGGATGAAATAGATCGACTGCAAACTGTTATTTGCTGCGAACAAGATCGAGGAGACGCCATCGAAGCCGCGACGATCGAGCGGTGCGCGGCAATAGTTGGCGATCACAGAGTAGCCGCCCGCATTCGTGCTCTCGTCAAGTCATGAAAACTAATTTTGACGATATTGGTAGACTTACACTTAATGATAGTTGCGTTAAGTTAAAACCATATCTTGCAAGAGATTTTATTCAATACGAGTTAATGACTGATAATGAAATATTAATGCATAAAGGCTTTAATAATATATTAGTGGTTGATACTGAAAGTTATGAAAATTATTTTCTAATTGCATTTAAGCATTTAGAAACTGGAAAAATAATACTATTTGAAAATGGAGAAAATCCATTAAAACTTTCTTGGATAATGCATAATTATCAAACTATTGGCTTTAATAGTATAAAATATGATTTACCTATAATTTGGTATGCTTATCGATACTGTTGTGTTTTTACAATTAAAAAACTTTCAAATGATCTCATTTTCAATTCACTATTTCCCGTTGAAGCAACTAAGAAATATAATTTTCAAATTTATAAAACTAATCATATCGACTTGATCGAAGTTTGTCCTCTTAAGGGTTCACTTAAATTATATGGAGCGCGATTGCATGCACCACGTATTCAAGATTTGCCATTTGTACATGACAAAATCTTATCACAATCCGAGATTGATGTGGTTCGTGATTACTGTATTAATGATCTTAACACTACTGAACTTTTATATAACAATCTTTCAGAACAGATACAATTAAGAGAACAATTATCTATTCAATATCGACAAGATTTAATGAGTAAATCAGATGCTCAAATTGCTGAAGCTATTATATCAAGTGAAATAAAGCAGATATCAGATAAATGGCCAAGTAAACCTAAAATTGAAAGTAAAACTTATAGTTATTACGTTCCTAATTATATACAGTTTCAAACACCAGAACTTAAAAAAGTGCTACAAATTGTCGCAGCAGCAAAATTTTCAACAGATGACAGCGGTCGGCTTGTTCTGCCAGCAGAATTAAAAGGGCTCAAAATTCAAATAGGGAATGGAGTATATCGCCTTGGCCTTGGCGGACTACACAGCAGCGAAAAAAACGTCTCATATAAATCTAATGAGGAATACGGATTATTAGATCGTGACGTTGCGAGCTATTATCCGGCTGTAATCCTCAACCAAGGGCTTTATCCCGAACATTTAGGACAAGATTTCTTAACTGTTTATCAAACTTTAGTTGATCGAAGATTAGCAGCTAAAAAAGCTAAACAAGGGAGCATATCAGAATGTCTGAAAATAGCAATAAATGGTACCTTTGGAAAAACAGGGTCACCTTATTCTGTTCTATATGCACCAAATATTACTATTCAAATAACTCTGACGGGTCAGATGGCCCTGCTAATGTTGATAGAAAATCTGGAATTATTGAAGATACAAGTTGTAAGCGCAAATACAGATGGAATATTGATTTGGTGTGCGAAGAAACAACAGAGTGAATATTTAAATATTATTCAACAATGGGAAGAACAAACAGGTTTCATAACAGAGGAAACTAAATATGAAGCCATTTATAGCCGAGATGTCAATGCATATCTTGCGGTTAAGAATAAGAAAAGTTTTAAAGGAAAAAATGATTATTATGATCCATGGCGAGGTAAAACCGGCAAAGATCAATATTGGAAATTTCAAAAAAATCCAACAACCCAAATTTGTATTGAAGCTATTGAAAACTTAATAGGGCAAAATATTCCACTTGAACAAACGATAAAAGAATGCAAAGATATTACTAAGTTTGTAGTTGTAAAGAATGTAACTGGTGGTGCCCACAAAAATGGGTATTACCTAGGTAAAACAGTTAGGTGGTATTATGGACAAAATGAGCACGGTACAATTAATTATATTAAGAATGATAATTTGGTGGCAGAAAGTCAAGGTTCGATTCCGTGCATGGACCTTCCAAAAGAATTTCCGCAAGATATAAATTACGAGTGGTATATTAAACGAACGATAGAGATGTTAGAAGAAATAGATTATATTCAACGACCTAAACAAATTTCATTCTTTTAGGAGATAAATAAATGTCTTTATCTTGTTATTATAGTGAATGTCGAAATGAAAATGAATGTCGTAGACGTGCTAAATGTGCTGATGCTATGAAAATTTGTGATATTAATCAATCA